ATGGTCTCTTTGTACCCCAAAACGAGTCGATAAGTCATGATTAGTGATGATCAGGTCATCGTTGATACACCACCGGCTGAAATCGTCTCAGATCGGCTGGAATCGGTTTTTTTGCCGGTAACAGCTCCACGAATCCACTCACCGCTCAATGATTTGCCTTCACGCGGCTTTGAATTGATTGATTTTGCTGAGCAGATCATCCCGGGCGGCTTTATGCCGTGGCAAAAGTGGTTGGCCGAGCACTCACTCAAGGTAAAACCCGATGGCCGCTATTTCCATCCGGTAACTGTTGCCAGCGTTGCCCGGCAAAATGGCAAGAGCACTTACATGATGGCCAGAATCATGATGGGGCTTTTCCATTGGGATGAATCGTTGCAGGTTTCCACAGCTCACCGCTTGGTCACATCGCTGGAACAATTTCGAGCAATTGTGCAGATCATCGAGGAAAATGCGGATCTGGCCAATCAGGTAAAGCGGATTCGCTGGCAACATGGAGCCGAGGAAATTCAAACGCTCAAAGGCAATCGATTCATCATCAAGGCCGGTGGATCGGCAGCTCGTGGATTGTCAAAACCCGAAACTATCCACATGGATGAAATCCGAGAGCTGCACGACATGGAAACTTTTGCAGCTATGCGATACACATTGATGGCGGCCAAAAATCCACAGGTCAATTGTTTTTCCTCAGCTGGTGATTCACACTCGATGGTGCTCAACCAATTGCGTGAGCGAGGTTTGGCCGCAGCTAGTGGGGCAGCCGATGATGTGGGTTATTTTGAGTGGTCTGCACCGACCGATGAGATTTCATTAGAAAATGCAGCTTTTGCCAATCCCGGCTTAAACATAACAATTCACCCAGACAACATCCGAGCCGTTTTTAATGATCCACCCGATGTTGTGATGACCGAGGTTTTGAATCGATGGGTACAGACAATTTCCAGCGTGGTCGGAGCTAAAGAGTGGCAAGAGTGTGGCGATGAAACAATTGATCTGGATGAGGACAAACTCACATGGATGGCAATTGACATTTCACCGGACAGAAAACACGCAGCATTGGTTGCAGCCCAAAAGCTTGGTTCGGAGTCATTTATCGTGAAGCTGTTGCACACATGGGAAAACACAATCCAGCTGGATGATCGGGCAATTGCCAATGATGCAGCCTCTTATTGCCGAAAGTATCCAATTGAGTATTTGTTGTACTCAAGGCGCACATCCGGAGCTGTGGCAGCGCGTATGCAGCCGGCCGGTATTCCGATTCATGACATGGATGCCGATTATCCTCAAGCGTGCGATGAGTTATTGGGCGCAATCAATTCTGGGCGTTTGAAACACCGAAACCAATCAAAGCTGACAGAGCAGATTCTTTCAGCTGTGCAATTAAGGCGCGGTGATGGTGGCTGGGTTATTGGAAGGCGTGCCAGCGGTACAGCTGTTTGCGCTGCCGTAGCAGCCGCACTCGTAACTCACTTTGCGACACGCCCAGAAACCGAAATCGACATTTTAGTGGGTTGATGCTTGACATTTTGAGAAAATCGCCCCATGGGATTATTTGATCGAAAGCGCACCATTGAAGCTGTGGCAATTGACCGCGGTGCTGATGTAGCTGCACAAATTGGGCCAGCTCCAACGCTGGATGCATTTTTCCCATTTGGTGGGGCCGATTACATTGTGAGCCGCGAGGAAGCAATGAGTGTGCCGGCAATTGCTCGCGCACGCAACATGATTTGCAATTCAATCGCCACGATTCCTTTGATCACACGCGACAAAACAACAGGTGCAATTATTGATCAACCTGTTGTAATTTCCGATCCGGACAAGCGGGTACCAGGAGCCGCATCATGGGTGTGGGCGTGTGAGGATTTACTATTTACAGGATTTTCGTATTTCCAAATAATTGATTTATTTGCAGATACAGGCCGCGTGCGCCAAATGTGGCGCGTTGCTCCCAATCGTGTTGGCGTTTTTTTAAACTCAATTGGCACTCAGATTGAGTATTACACAGTCGATGGATCGCGTGTGCCAATGACTGGCGTGGGATCACTTGTAGTGTTTTACGGCAACGATGAAGGTTTATTGAATCGAGCCGGTCGCACAATCCGTGCTGGTGCAGAGCTTGAGCGAGCAGCTGCAATGTACGCAAAAGAGCCTGTGCCATCAATGGTTTTGAAATCGAACGGCACAGCATTGCCAGCTGATCGCATTGCAAAACTTTTGGATGCATGGGGCGCAGCTCGTAGAAATCGAGGAACAGCGTTTCTCAATGCTGATGTTGAATTGACAACAGTTGGATTTTCTCCAGAACAAATCGGCTTAAATGCCGCACGCGAAATCATTGCAACAGAATTAGCTCGAGCCGTGGGAATTCCGGCATACTTTATTGATGCGCCGACTGGATCATCCATGACCTATGCAAACGCCCAAACGGCGCGTCAAACTTTGTTAGACTTTTCACTTTTGCCGCTGATGAACAGCATTGCCAGCCGTTTATCAATGCCAGATTTTACGCCATCGACACAGCGCGTGGAATTTGATCTCAAGGCGTACTTACGCGGATCAGAAAAAGAGCGTGCAGAGATTTATAAGATTTTATTTGACATCGGGGCAATCACCACCGATGAAATTAGACAAATGGAGGACATGATCTCATGAAGCTGACCACACCAATGCAAATCACGGCAGCTGATTCCGATGCACGCACAATTAGCGGTCGCATTGTTGCTTTCAATGAGCACGCAAACGCATCGACCGGCAAGGTTGTTTTTGCTCGCGGATCAATTCAGCCACAAGATGTTTTTTTAAATCTTGAGCACGACAACACGCGCAGAATTGGCAAGAGCATTGCCATGAGTGTGAACGACAAGGAAATGACAGCAACATTTAAGATTGCAAACACAACAGCCGGCACCGATGCGCTTACTGAGGCAATGGAAGGCTTACGCGATGGATTTTCAATCGAGTTAGCTGTGGACAATTACGAAATGCAAAAAGATGGCACCATGAAGGTGCTCAATGGGCAGCTCACAGCTGTCGCTTTGGTTACTGAACCGGCCGTGCGATCTGCACGCGTTTCCGAGGTAGCCGCATCAGAGGATTCTGAAACTGAAACAGTTACAGAGACAACAAACCCAAATGAAGGAGACAAAGTGGACAACACTACCGAACCAGTCGCTCCTGCCGTTGAACCGGTAGCAGCTCCAGCAGTCGAACCAGTACAGGCATCACGCCCGGCTTACTACACAGCACCACGCTCACCAATTGTGGACAAGGTTTCATACCTTGAGCATTACCTACGCGCAAGCGTTTTGCATGATGAGGATTCACGCCAGTATGTAAAGGCAGCTGATAACACAACATCAACAGCACCCGGCATGATTCCAACACCACAAAGCACACAGGTCATCAATGCACTTGCAAATGCTGATCGTGGCACAATCGATGGCATCAGCCGCGAAACCTTAGTTGCAGAAGGCATGACTTTTGAATTGCCAAAAGTCACAGCTGTGCCAACAGTTTTGCCAATTGCTGAAAATACAGCAATCACAGAATCATCACTATCTGCAACATTTCTTTCTGTTTCTGTACAACCTTTCAAAGGTCGCGCAATTTCAACAGTCGAATTGATCGACCGCAGCCGTCCGGAGTACCTCACAGCTCTGTTACAGAATCTTGAATTTGCTTATGCAAAAGAGACTGATGAGTATGCATTGGCACAAATGCAAGCGGCAGTCACTACCACAACAGCACAAACAGCAAATTCAGCAACCGGATTCCTTGGATACACATCTAAGGCAGCCGCAGCTGTTTATGGCGCATCACTTGGATTCGCTCGCTCATTGATCGTTTCACCTACACAATGGGGAAATATCATGGGATACAACGACAATGGCGCACCTCTATATAATGCGGCGCAGCCAAGCAATGCGGCAGGAAATGTTCGCGGTGACAGCTTGCGCGGTGTAGTTTCACCGGGTCTGAACCTTTATGTTTCACGCTCATTTGGTAACGCTGGCACAACAACAGCTGATGGCGATTCTTCAATGGTCGTTGTCAATCCAGATTCTTACACATGGTACGAATCCCCACGCTTTACGCTACGCAGCAATATCAACAGCGATGGAACAATTGACATCCTGTACTACGGCTATGGCGCACTAGCTGCCAAGGTGCCAAACGGCGCACAATTTAACAACCTCCCATAAATCACTATCGGTAGCGGTCGCTCCCGAACGCTACTGACACGAAAGGAACCGAGATGCCAGCAATAGT